GAAAGCTGAAATCCACCTCAAGCCGGATGGATCTGATGGGAGAGTCATTCATTGTTATGATGATGAAGCCAATCTTGAATATGGCTGCGTCACGAATATACTCAATGATAGATTAGTGGAGCAATTGTCTGAAGAGATTCAAGCCGGGGCGATGCATCAGGTCATCTACCCCGGTGGTAAATCCGATAAAGCAATTGCCGAAATCAGAGCTAGGCGAGATGGAAACATTATCGAGGGAGACTACTCCAACCAAGATGCCACACATCCAGTAGAGCTAAGGAAACTTAATGCATGTGTGTTCAAGAAACTAGGTGCACCAGCATGGTGGCTTAAAGAGTATCTGACCCAAGAGAAGGTTAAATTGTTCTCTCGACAACTAGGCATGATCTGGAATGTTGAGGGACAGAACCATAGTGGTGAATGCATGGTTACTATTAACAATGTATGCATCAATGCAGCCAATGCACTTGGGGCAGCAGCCACCGTGAATCAACACGACCGAGTTGATATAATGGTGTATGGGGATGACGGAGAGATATTCACCAAGGCTGATCGAATGGCCTTGGCAGATTGCATTCGAAAAGCAGCCAGTCAGAGTGGAATGACGTGGAAAGCGGAATTCCCAGATCGTCCGATGGCTACTTTTCTTCAAACAAGAGTGTACGACTCCGGTACAGACGTCATTCCAGTACCTAAATTAGGTAGAATCTTGTCTCGCCTTAATATCCGGACTAAGGCGAATGACTCGGTTAGTGATCAAGAATACATGGCTGGTAAGTATTTGTCAGCTGCGTATAAAGTAAGGTTTCTACCTAAAATCCGGGACACGCTAATGCAGGTCGCTGATACATTGTCAGACAAACCGTATGTCGATAGAGCTGAGACATTTTTGACAGCTGAAGCCATGCGTGATAAGATTGTCAAGACAAGTACTGTTCAGTATGATACTATTGCTCGTGAAGCAATTATGGGAATTTACAATTTGAGTATAGAAGAAGCAAATGACGACTTTGTTCGTTCTGGCATCGGGACACTGCAATATTTGCAGAGTCACAAGCATGTCTTTCAGGCTCTTTCTAGGCTTAAGCTTGATCAAAGAAAATTCCCATCTCAGGTCCGAGGTATCGACAGCGCATCTGCCAAATTCATGTGTATGATTGACACCTAGTCTATGCGTAACTCTATGTGTATAGCCCGACAAGGAGTAGTGAATGTTTTTCATTTGTGATCACCAAATGTTTTGAAACACTACGAATAAAAAAAA